AAAGTAAAAAACAAACGCATCGTCTGTAAATGTACTAGAGCTTGTAATAGGCATAAAATCAGCGGCGTCACGTGGAATTGCCACTGTTCCTACGTAATCCTGTACTGGTATTGTTAAATCCGATAAAGGTACTTTATAGATAAGAGAAGATGTATTCCCACCTGTCGTTCCAATAAATACGTTAGGACGCTTTTGATCATCAAATAGCATCCTTGGAGTTGCTCCTATAACTTCAGAAGAACCTACATTGCTTTGAACTTCCTCTCCCACAAGTTTTTGTAGCAATCCAGCGTATCCATTTAATGAGCACCACAGCTCATCTCTTTCTTTAGCTTCTGTGTACAACAGTTGATCATCAAATACCTGATCAATCGTTGCAACTGTGTAGTCTTCTCCATCACGCTGCAAACGCTTTACTGTGTAATGAACTGACGAGTCTTCTTTACCTGTAGTTGATGCAAACCTTTTGATTTCTAATGCAAACGATACCTGTGACTCGCTACCTGTAAAAAACGTAGCAAGACCTGGGAAGTCGTAATCATTAAAAGAGTTCGTTGAATAATATTCGTAGCCTCTGCGCCATCTTGCATACAGCGCATCTACGTTGAATTTCTCAACTGCTGTCCGAGTAATGCGAGTTCCGTATGTACGTACAGCAGGATAAGTACCAGGAGATTTAATTACTCCTGGCGTCTTAAAACTGCTATCTGCTTTACGGACTCCAGACGACTTAAAGTTTCCAAAGCCGTTCTGTTTCCTCGGCATTTATCAATAGTAGCCGCCCTGGACTCCAACGATAGGTCCAGTTGTAATTTCAGTCACTGTGTCGCGACGAATAGTTGCCCAGAGAGCAGAACCTTTCGGCACATACAGAGCACGCAGTTGGTTATCATTGCTTGCGTTTGCCACAGTCGGAGTCGGAGCAAGCACAAACGGTGCTTCAAAATGAGTGACTGTGTCTTGCTGAGAATTACCGGCAATCTTGCCGATATAACGAGTAAGAATGTTTTGCTGAGTATTGGGCGGACGCAGAAGGTCAGCGTAGTTACTCAGATACAGATTAATTTCGTGCTCAGTACCACGGGAGATTGCATAAGCATCTTCAACCAGACCACCGTCATTGTTAGTACAGTCAAGCAGCAGAATGCCTGTCACGCCAGCAGCACCCAAGTCAGGGCTTGTAGAGCCACTAGAGCCGTTTACGATAGCGCCAAAGTGAAACGGACGATCAACCAGCAGCGGTTGTTTATTTGTAGCTGTAGAAGCCATTATGCTTTACCTCTTTTTCCTGTTTTCATATTAACACCGCCTGTTGCTACATCAGCGCTAGATACACCCATTAGCGGCATTGTCATACCAGTTTGTGATGTTTGCATTGCATCAACTGCACCAGGAGCAGGTTGAGCGGGAGCGCCAATCATACCCATAGGAGACATTTCAGTAGTGAAATTCCTTGCGTTGTATGTCTGAGCAAGCATTAGATCTTCTGCTTGAACTGGCTGCTGTTGCATACCAATAGGAGCTGCACTATTAAGACCAACGCCAGGAGCAAAAGCTTGCATACCTGAAACAGGCATTGGCATTACAGTTGACATAGCAGGAGTAAACACCTTGCCATCAACGTAAGGGTTATCAGATCCACCATTTACTTCAGCTGATGTCTGAGGCACCATATATGACTCAGCGTTGCGCGGATCATTCATCATCTTGTCGCCAATAGCCATATTGGCAGCAAGGGACATACGCTCTTTATTTGTTACTTGAAAGCCGTCGATTGCTCCAGCTTCAGAGGTGTTTGATTTTTTGACGTTACCAGGGGCGTTTTTACCCTCCATCTTTTCGCGGCGAGCTTGTTTCTCTTTAGACATCAGGCACCTCGTGAGCGATCGTTATAGCCAAAGAACCCTTGACCTTTTTCGGCAAACATTGCAAGACGACGTTCCATTTGAGTTTGATCGAAGTCTTGACTAGGAGCAGTGGTCATAGAGGCACCCACATCTAGCGCTCCGGAACGACCTTCGCCAGGATAGTTAGGAACAGCTGCATTTAATGCGTGATAATCGTCATCACGTTGACCAAATTCAATACTGGCAGGCAATTCTTTGTAAGGAATAACGTTACCACGTTTAGGGTCTCGTCCTGATTTGACTAAATCCCCAGCGTGTAGTGTGCCTTCTAAATAAGAAATACCTTCGATGCCTCCAACAGCACCTGCATTTCTCATCGCGTTCTGAGCATCAATCTTGTCTTGACGCTTGTCGCGACCCATTGTAATTTTTTGAGTACCGCCGTGCATTGTACTTATACAGTAAGCCTAGACCTATTCTACCGATAATTTAAACCTAAGAAGATTCGCGAGCCAACAGAAGTATCAGCAGGTCCTGGGACAGCCATAATAAACTCTGCACCGCTTCTTTCAAAAGCGTACCGACGTACTTCAGGACGCCGATAGTTAGGTACATATAAAGTCTCAGCCAAGCGATCCACTTCACGCAGGTAGATTTCACGGAAGTAAGCATCACCTTTTAACGGATCACTTGTAAGAATGGTACGTTCAACGTCACCAGAGATGGTCTCAAGTCGTGACGGGTTGACTGATGTATCGCCTTCACCAGCAGGAGGGAAGTACTCACTACGATCCCAAGCGTTGTCGCAACGACGAATGTGGTTAACAACTTCACGGTACCAGTTGTCATCAGGGATAAGTGCCATCGCTTCTTCTAAGCGACCGCGATCACCTGCAGGAATCTGTGCCCCAGCGTTGAAGCCTAAGTGGAACCTAACGCGGGACTTTTCGTATTCACTCAGTTCCATTACGAAACCCCTAATTGAGAATTGTATGCATCAGCAAGAGCATTTTCAAGCTGTTTCATTTCTCCTGCAGTAGGAGCCTTGCCAGCAGCTTCATTTGCTTGCATTTGAGCTAATGCACGAGCAGCGGGCGATTCTGCTAAAGCAATTTGCTGAATACCAGCACCTAAACCACCGCCAACAATTGCTTGACTTGCAGCGCCAGCCATACGCTGACCAAACTTCCCACGTTGCAAGAAACCTGACAAGGCACCTACAAAAGCACCCGCACCGGCAGCTTGAGGCATAGTGAGGCGTTTCTCCTCATCTTGCATTGCCTTATACGCAAGTACGTCTTCAATAGATGCCATTATCGCTAAGCAGTGACTATATCTAGTTTAACTAATGAAGATAACGTCTTCTTCAATCAGCTGCTCCCAGTTGACACGGGGAATGTTCTCAAGCTGCTTGAGGTTTGCAAAGCGCTCACCGCTAAGTGACATACGCAGTTCAACAATCTTCTTAGCAGTAGCAAAACCAACGCCAGGCAGTCGCTTAGCAATTTGTTCAGCAGGAGCAGTGTTGAGGTTCAAGCGGGTGTCTTCAATAGGCACAACCCGTTCTGGCATTTTCTCTTCTTCAACCTCAAGCTCAGGAGCTTTGACTTTGGCAAGACGACCTTTACCTTTCTCGTAAGGTACGAGTTGCTCAAGTGTTAAATACGTAATGACACCACCAGCGTCACGCACCATCGCAAATTCTTTGTCGTGTTTAGAAATAAACTCGACTAATTTACCAGTTCTGGTGTCTTGAAACAGTTTAGCTTCAGCCATATTTTTGGGGTACATACTCTCTTATTATAGGCACAAAAAAAGAGCCCCGTAATGGGACTCTCTCTTTGCTTGTTAAAGAGATCAGTTATCAGACTGACCAGCTTCAACACCGTAGGGGATATGCACGTCGTCTGCATCAGGAGCAGCGTCAGGCATAAAGTAGCAAACTTCAACCAGCAGGGCAGAAGGGCTCTTACGGCAAGCACCAGCAGAAGGATTCTGGCTGGCGATCAGACCAGCATTGGTCGTGATCTGAATAGCAGTGTCGTCAGCAAGTCCAGTGCCATCGAGGATGGAAGTGAACAGGCTGAACTCGCCCACAGGAGCGTAGTAACCGTCAGCACCAGCAGTAGCAGGCACAGCGGCGGGAGTAGTGATACCAGCAACAGTCAGAGTTGTAGTACCAGCCACGGTCTCTTCGCGCACGCCAGGAGCAGACACAGCAGTGCGGTACACCACAGCGCCAGCGGGGATCACGAAGGGACGATCCTTACGGGGCTTGTCATCTTGACGCAGGTCAGGAGACAGGATCTTCAGATCGTATGTGCCAGCAGGCAGGACTCCGTCAACGAGGTTGCCCTCGATGTCAGGGTTGAGCACCAGAGCGCCAACGCCACGGAAGAACACTGCACCAGGCAGAGCGACCACGCCTTGGTCGCGGTATGCATTCAGGTGAGCAACGTAGTTACCAGGGAAGATTTGGTTGTTCCAAGGTGTACGGTTGTCAGCATCAAAAGTAAAAGTAGCCATTGTTAGTTACCTCCTATCAATAAACGAAAGAGTAACCAACCGTGATGAAATCCTTATTCAGGGTTTCAAAACCGGCGAACAGGCTCCAGATCATAATGATGAAACGGGAGAAGTCATCATTGTTGTTCAGGAGGATCTGAGCGTTGTTGCCACCGATGCCCACGCCGACAGCCTGAGGACCGAAGAAGATCAGCTGAGCAGCGCCGTAATCGGCAGCACCAGCGGCTTCGTCAGTAATGGTCAGGTTGTAGGACTGCTCAGGCAGGTTGGTGGACTCGAACCAACGGACACCCTCGAAGAGGAAGCCAGTAGGCATCACGGGTTGACCAGCAACGAAACCAGCTTGACCGTAAGCAGGACCCATACCCTTATAGAAGTTGGCGTTGGGGTGCATTTCGGGAGCCATCGGGTTGATCAGACCAGTACCCGGATAGCGTGCGATTTCGCGGAAGTCACTGTTCTGACGCAGGTGCATCATTGCAGTGGGGTCAACAATACAGCGGTAGTAGCCATCAGCGAACGTAGGCACGTTCCGCTTACGCATATCTTTGACGACCTCAAGAAGGTCAGTCTTCACGTCGAACTTGGCGGATTCGCCAGCTGCGTATTCGACTTCAAGAGTGCCAGCGCCAGTGTCGGCACCTTTCTCTTTGCCACCAGGCAGGTAGTAACCACCTTGCTCTTGGTCAGCTTTACCACAAGCTTCGGCTTTCAGGAGTTCGTTAGCGAACACCCGATCGCGCCAGCGGCGGTAGTCGTCCAGCAGGGTCAGTGAACCGATGGACTGGTGGAACACGTTCAGGTTGCCGGTATCAAGCAGCAGACGCTGAGCAGTGATCAGGGTCTCGCGAGCAACCTTGAAAGTAGAGGGTTGAGTAGCATCGCGGGAATCGGCGGGACCTGTGTATTCACGCAGGGTCACCAGCACTTTATCCTTCACGATGTTGCGGGCGGAAGCGGATCCAAGTGTTTGATCAGCTGTCCGCTCACGGGACTCCTTAGTACCAGGCTTGCCCCAGAAGCGATAACGGTCTAACTGAACAGTCTGACCGGGTTGCTTGGAGAAGTCGTGCACCACCACGGGCTCTACAGCCATCTCAATGATGTAGGCGGGGTGGGGACGATACAGTTCGGCACCAAGGAGCTTAGGAAAGTCATTATCAATCCACATTGGATCGTAACTCCGTAAGCTAAAAGGTTTATAAGTGACTTCGACTTAGTCACATATAACG